CAATGACCGCTCTTAACGTAGAGCTACTACCTTGGCAGCAAGAAGTCTATAATGACAAGAGGCGGTTTAAAGTAGTAGCAGCAGGAAGACGTTGCGGCAAATCACGCCTAGCAGCTTGGAAGCTTATAATCAAGGCATTGTCTACACCTAAAATTGATGTATTCTATGTAGCCCCTACACAGGGACAGGCAAGGGACATCATGTGGAGTGTGTTGGAAGATTTAGCACACCCTGTAGTAGCCACTAAACATGTAAACAACATGCAATTCAAACTTGTGAATGGTTCACGCATCAGCTTAAAAGGTGCTGATAGACCCGACACTATGCGTGGTGTTAGTTTAGAATACTTGGTGATGGATGAGTACGCTGATATGAAACCCCAAGTGTGGGAAGAAGTATTGCGTCCAGCCTTAGCGGATAGACAAGGTGGTGCTTTGTTTATAGGTACTCCTAAAGGCAGAAACCACTTCTATGACTTGTACGTCTATGGAGACACGTCAGAAGACCCCTCATACAAAGCATGGCATTTCACATCATACAACAACCCTCTACTTAAACGAGAGGAGATTGAACTGGCTAAAAAGTCTATGTCATCCTACGCATTCCGTCAGGAGTTTATGGCGAGCTTTGAAGCCCTTGGTAGTGAAATATTTAAGGAAGAATGGGTAGAATTCGATACAGATGAACCTGATATTGGGGACTATTACATTGCTGTGGATTTAGCAGGCTTTGTAGATAATAGTAGTACAGGTAAGCGTAATAAAAGATTAGATAACACAGCCATTAGCATTGTAAAAGTCAATGAGGATGGTTGGTGGATTAAAGAAATAATATATGGACGTTGGACTCTAGAAGGAACAGCTGAGAAGATATTCAACGCTGTTGAGAAGTATCACCCTATTAGCGTAGGTATTGAGAGAGGAATAGCTAAACAGGCTGTTATGTCTCCTATGATGGATATGATGAAAAGACGTAGTAGATTCTTTAGAGTTGAAGAGTTGACACATGGTAACCAAAAGAAGACAGACAGAATTGTGTGGGCATTACAAGGTAGGTTTGAGAATGCTCAAGTTAAGATAAACAAGGGTGAATGGAATGCAGAGTTCTTAGACCAGTTGTTCCAATTCCCTAACCACTTAGTACATGACGATTTAATAGATAGTTTAGCTTATATAGACCAGATGGCTAATGTAGCATACCACTCAGAGTTCTTGGACTATGATGACGAATACGAACCACTAGACCTTTTAACAGGCTATTAAGGAAACAATAAATGACAACATATAGTGATAAAGCAGACAGCTCGTACAAAGCAGCAGGCTTGGCAAGCTGGATAGACTCTAAAGCTGAAGAGTGGCGTGACCACTACGAAAGCAACTATCAGGATAGACATGAAGAATACTACCGTTTATGGCGTGGTATTTGGAGTAGTGAAGATGCTCTTCGTGAGAGTGAACGTAGCCGCTTAATAGCTCCTGCATTACAACAAGCAGTAGAAAGCTCAGTAGCAGAAGTAGAAGAAGCTACCTTTGGTCGTGGTAAGTGGTTTGATATACGTGATGATAAAGGTGACCAAGACCCTTCAGATGTTGCTTTCATGAAAGAAAAACTAATGGAAGATTTTGCATTCACTAAGACACGTAAAGCTGTTGCTGAATGTATACTAGATGCAGCGATATACGGAACTGCTATAGGTGAGTTGGTTATTGAAGAAGTTAAAGAAATGAAGCCAGCAACCCAACCTATTATGGAAGGAGCTATGCAGGCTGTAGGCGTTGAGATTACTGACCGCTTTGTGGTTAAGTTAAACCCTGTACTTCCTCAAAACTTCCTTATCGACCCTGTAGCTACAACAGTAGAAGATGCTTTAGGTGTTATCGTTGATAGCTATGTACCTACTCATCAAGTAGAGATGATGATGGATGATGGTGTATACCGTGACGAAGACATAGGCACTGCATACTCTGATGAGGCTTTAGAGGCTGATAAAGAGCTTACAGACTTCCCTGATGATAAGGTTAGACTTACTAAATACTATGGCTTAGTTCCCCGTGAGTTATTCAACCTAGCAGTTGCTGAAGGTATGGATGAAGACGATGAGCTAGTAGACTTTGAAGATGGTGATGGCGAAGAAGACAATAAAGGCTATGTAGAAGCTATTGTTGTGTTGGGCAATGGTGTTCTATTAAAAGTAGAAGAAAACCCATACATGATGCAAGATAGACCTATTGTTGCTTTCCCTTGGGATGTTGTACCTAATCGCTTCTGGGGTAGAGGTGTCTGTGAGAAAGGCTATAACAGCCAGAAAGCCCTCGATACAGAGCTTAGAGCACGTATTGACGCATTAGCATTAACTATCCATCCTATGATGGCTGTGGACGCTACAAGGCTTCCTAGAGGCATGAAACCTGAAGTAAAGCCCGGAAAAATGTTCTTAACTAATGGTAACCCTGCTGAAATACTACAACCATTCAACTTTGGTAACATAAATCAGATTACATTTGCACAGTCTCAAAAGCTTGAACAGATGGTACAGCAATCAACAGGTGCTGTAGACTCCTCAGGGGTCGCTGGAGGCGTTAACGGAGAAGCAACTGCTGCTGGTATCAGTATGTCATTAGGAGCTATTATAAAGCGTCACAAGCGCACTCTAATAAACTTCCAAGAGTTGTTCTTGATACCAATGATTCAAAAGACAGCTTGGAGATATATGCAATATGCTCCTGAACTCTATAAAGCACAGGATTTCAAGTTTGTTCCTACAAGTAGCTTAGGTATTATTGCTAGAGAGTATGAAGTTACACAGCTTGTACAGTTATTACAGACTATGCCAGCAGATAACGCCATGTACCCTATGCTTATCGAAGCTATTGTTGAGAATATGAACTTATCCAAACGTGATGAGATGATTGCAGTTCTTAGAAAGTCTCAAGAACCTAATCCAGAAGCACAGAAACAACAACAAGCAGCTATGCAGGTTGAAATGGCTAAGGAACAAGCGACAGCAGAGGCTCTACAGGCTCAAGCAGCCGAAGCTAACGCCAGAGCACGTAAGTATGATGAAGAAGCACGACTTGAGCAGTTTGATAGTGAAACAAACCGTATCAAGGCTGTGGCAACAGGGCTTAAAGAGGGCGATGCAGATGATAAGGAGTTTGAGAAGCGAGCTAGAGTAGCCGAATTGGTTATTAAAGAACGTCAATCAGCAGCTAAACAGCCTTCAGCAGCACCTATGCAGTCACCTGTAGCCCCTATGCAGCCACCTGTAGCACCTGTTCAGCCACCTGTAGCACCTGTTCAGCCTTTAATGTAAAAATAAATGAAAAAAAGGCTTGACTTTTAATACGTTCTGTGGTATACTCCTCAGCATTACAATCAAGACATGCCTGTAGGAGGGTAACATGACTAAAGATGAAGAAACGTATTATAATGAATATTTTGATTTATTTCGTAGTGTAGGGTGGTCTCAAATTCTGGATGAATTACAAGACAGGGCTGACACTTACGAGATAATTAATATAGAAGATGAGAAAACACTTTTCCGTATGAAAGGTGAACTTTCCATCATCAACATGCTTCTTGGCTTTGAATCCCTTATGGAGAGATGCTACGAAGATGCAATAACACATTCTGGACAACCTGAATAGCTTATGAGCCAATAACTATTTTAGACTAGGATATAGCATTTCCACAATACTTAGGTACGGAGAACATTAATATGGCAGGTTTTATAGACGAACGTGAAGAAGAAGTAGAATTAGAGGAAGGCGAGGAGTTAGAGAGCTTTGAAGAGTCTACTGAGGAATCAGCAGAACAAACTGAAGAGGTCTATGAAGAAGAGCCAGAGACTAATATCCCAGATAAATATCAAGGGAAAGAGCCTAAAGATATTATTGCAATGCACCAGAATGCTGAAAAGCTATTAGGTAAGCAGTCGCAAGAAGTAGGCGAATTACGGAAGATTGTGGACGATTTCATCCAAACGCAAACCGTTGCAAAACAAGAACAAAAAAGCCCAGTAAGCACAGAAGAGTTTGACGAAGTAGACTTCTTTGAAAACCCTCAAAATGCTATCAATAAGATGTTAGAAAACCATCCGTCTGTTAAGCAATCTCAGGCAATGGCTGCAAACATTAAGAAGCAAGAAACAGTTGCTATGCTCAAAGCTAACTTCCCTAGCTACTCGAAGATTGTGTCAGACCCTGCGTTTGGTGAGTGGATTGGTAAGAGCAAAGTAAGAACAACACTTCTACGTGAAGCAGACCAAAACTTTAACTACGAAGCCGCAGAAGAGTTATTCAACTTGTGGCAGGAACGTAAAGGCATGGTTGAACAGGCTGTAAAGTCTGAGAAGACTGCGCGTAAGCAGGCGGTTAGAACAGCATCTACTGGTAGTGCCAAAGGTTCAGGGGAACGCTCAAGTCGTAAGATTTATAGACGTGCCGACATTATTGAACTCATGCAAAAAGACCCTGTCCGATACGCAGCATTAGCTGGTGAGATTAGACAAGCCTATACAGAAGGTCGGGTCAAATAACTTAAACTATTTAAAGGAAATATTATATCATGGCAAATTTAACACCTAGCAGCAGCAACACAGTCACTAAAGCCAATGCAGGCGCGAAGTTCATCCCAGAACTTTGGAGTGATGAAGTTGTAGCAGCTTACAAAAACAGCTTGGTTTTAGCTAACCTAGCAAACAAAATGCCTATGAAAGGCAAGAAAGGCGATACTTTACATATCCCTAAACCAACTCGTGGTGCTGCTTCAGCTAAAGCTGCTGCTGGTACAGTTACTATTCAACAAACAGCTAACGATGAAGTTAAAGTAGTTGTTGACCAACATTTTGAATATTCACGTTTGATTGAAGATATTGTTGAAGTGCAAGCTTTAGATTCTTTACGTAAGTTCTACACAGACGATGCAGGCTATGCTTTAGGTAAGCAAGTTGATGTTGATTTGTTTGAGCTTGGTAAGTCTTTAGGTAATGGTAATGGTTCTAGTTGGGCGCATTCTGGTTCTTTCCAGTTTAACACCTCTACAGGCGTTGCAGAAGCTTATGACGTAGATGGCGCAGCAGATGTTGGTGATTTCAACGATACTGGTTTCCGTGACCTTATCCAGAAATTAGATGATGCTGATGTTCCTATGGACAGCCGTTGTTTAATCGTACCTCCTTCAGCAGTTAACACCATCCGTGGTATTGACCGTTATAACTCAGCAGACTTCGTAGATGGTCGTTCAGTTAGCACAGGTAAGATTGGTTCTTTATACGGTGTAGACATCTTTGTTTCTACTAACTGTCCTGTTCTTGAAACAGGCGTTAAAGGTGGCTTACTAATGCACAAAGATGCTTTCGTACTAGCAGAGCAAATGGGTGTACGTTCACAAACTCAATATAAGCAAGAGTTTTTAGCTACCCTTTACACAGCTGATACATTATATGGCGTTAAAGTATTACGTCCTGAAGCAGGTGTTGTAATCGCTTTACCAGCTTAATCAAGACTGAGTAATCTTCATAGCCCTTGGTAGTTCAGGGGCTATTATAGATTATTTAGCAATACAAAACATTGCTCACTACCAAAACAGGAATAGAGAATGTCATCCAAAATACTTATCAAACGTTCTACCACCTCTGGGTCAGCACCTACAACAGCTGACTTACAAACAGGTGAACTTGCTATCAATACTGTTGATAGAAAAATCTTCACAAACAATGGCGGAACAATCATCGAGGTTGGTACGCTTCCAAGCTCTTTAGATGTTACAACCTCTGTTGACATCGGTACTACATTAGCCGTTACAGGCAACACAACACTTGCTACTGGTTCTACTAGTGGTGGCTTTACTGTGGGTGGTACATTAACATTATCTACAGAAGGAACAGCCTCTACACATGCAGTTACTAAAGGCTATGTAGACACTAGAGTTG